TCGCTGTCGATCGTTGCATCACTTCTCGTAATCATTTTTCTATGGCGCAGCGTTCGCGTGAACTCAGCTTCTGCCAGGGAAATGAAATCAGGAATCTGCGCCGTTAGATCGGACCGATTGAGCCAATCCGCTATGCTGGTTTGCAGTTCTGCATAAGTCGATAACGACATTAAATTGTTCCGCCTCGCGTCCTAAATAATTTGTTGTCACCATCATTAAGCCAGCGTTTGAATCGCTGCTCGTCATCGATGATGCCTTGTTTTTTTAAGTCGTAATAAACAGAGAGTGGAATCGACGCAACCTTAGAAAATTCCCCCCACTTGTATCTCCGATCGACTGCGTTAGCCGATCGTTTGTTAGCCTCGATAATCTTTGAGACATCCTGGCTAGTTGAGATTACAAATGAATCGTCTGCGAGGGTTTCACCGGCTTCGTAAGTGAAGTCAGTTTGAATCCCAGACAACGGGTCAAAACTAAGATTGCGTTTCATCTTTTACCTCGTTTCTACGAAGTGGTTAGGTCGCGAACGACACCAAGTCCAGCTTCGTTGTCCACCTGGAGTCCAGCTTCCATCAAAAGTAACCACTTTGATGCATCACCAGTTTTGGCGAGCTCTTGCGTATTCATCGGACGCAAAGTAGCCATCTGGACCATGTCAGGATCGATAATGTAAGCGTCCCGATCTCGGCTGAACCGATTAGGAACGATACTTAAAGATCCAAAGTCACTGACGTAAATATCGGCAGCACCGATAATTGTAGTCGGACCATCTGGAGCCATGTAACGCTGCTCCGCAATACCAGCAAACCCACTGACTTTGACCTTATTGAACGGGTTAACCATCAAGAACTTAGGAGATCCTCCGTTCTCAAAGACGCTTTGTATTACGGGTTTCAATAACACTTCCGTAAAGACCCGTTGCGTACCATTGGTTGGTCCAGCATTAACGATTCCTCCAGACAAGGTTGGGTTTGTGCCGTTTGTACCGTTACTGGTATTCGACGTTAACCAACTTGTTAGAGGGGCTGTTTTTCTTGCTGCTGACGTAGAACCACCAGCGGCTGCTGTATGCACTCCGCAAAGGTTGTACTCCAAATCTCGCTTCAAGGCTGCACCATTTTGCGCGATATTATATGCAACCGAACTTCTTCGCCCAGCTAAATCGAGCGCCCCAGCTAAGTTGTCAGCAATAATAAAGTCCTTTCTAAGAATCTGAGAATAATTTCCCAGCCTTACCGTAGGGACCACGGCTGTATATGTGCTGCCCAAATCATCACCATCGATATGATGGTTTGCAGCGGCTGCTGCGAGGCTATCTGTCTGCCACTCAAAAAGAGTGTTAGTGATTTTCCTTCGCTTTGTCATGTTACTCACGAAGGGCGTGGTTTCTGGGCTGATCTGGAAGATGGTGTTACTTAAATCTTCTCTGATCCCAACCGCAGAATACCTTGTAAACGTATTTGCGATAATCGACATTTTTTAATGTCTCCTATAAAAATGATTCTAGTAGGTTGGCCGCATCCTGGACCTTCCCGTTGGTTTTCAATTGTTGACGTTTGCGCTTTTGCTGTTTCGATGAGGGCTTCGGTGTGCTTCCGCTGTTACCGGCCCTAACGGATTTTGAACGCTTGTTTTTGGTCGCCTTTTTCACGCGGCTCTTGCCCTGGTCATAGAGCATCGCTTTGCGTAAGACAGAGATGTGATTTGCTTTTACCAGGACAGACAACTCGTCTTCGGCAACTCCCTGATCCGTCAAATAAGTACGGAGCTCTTCACTCTCTTTTGCTGCTACCTTCTGGTCCCGCCATTCTGGGATCATTTCCGGTAGCCGACCAATTTCGGACTGCAACATTCGCTGGTTATCTTCTGCCTGGAATTTACCTTGCTCTTGAGCCACCCGCTCCTGTTCGGTAAATATCGCTTGCATCTTTTGTTGTTTAGCGGTTTGTCGTTTGGTCCATTCTCGTTCTTGCCTCGTCGCCTCGATCGGATCTTCGTCGTAGAGCCGATCAAAGTCAGGGGCTTGTTCCTGGTTCGCTTGCAATTGCACTTGCAGTGCTCTCAACAATTGAGAGTACTGCTGTCTTTCCTGAGTCACTGCGCCCCGATCGTTGTCGAACGACTTACGTTCTTCCGCGAGAGCCTGACTCTTTTTCGTATAATCTGATTGACGCGAATAACCATTGCGAAGTTCATCTAAACTAACTGAAACTTGTTCACCATCAACTTTGACTGTGAAGGTTTCTGCTTGCGGAGATTCTTCCTCATCCTGGTCATATTCATCATCATCCAGTTCGGCCTCTTGATCCTCTGAGTCGATGCCCTCTTCTTCGGGCTCTTCAACTTCAGTGTCTTCAACCTCGCCGCCAAGTTCTTCACCTGGCGACTCGTCAACAATCTCTTCATCAAGTTCGGCTTGCTCCTCGGGAGTGCCTTCTAAAATGTCAAGAATCGTATTCTGTGCATCGTCGAGAGGGGTTCCTGAAGCAAATCCCTCACCGCCGTAGACTGTTTGTGTTTGTTCACTCATTTTTATTTAGCTCCTATGCTTCTGTATAGCGATAGAGTCTGCCGCTGCTTGCATAGCAGTTAACAGGTCTTCCATCGCCTCAAGTTTTGCGTGGATTTTTTCGCGCTTGTCGAGCTCTCGCTCTCGCACCCATTCATCAAAAAACGAATGTTTGACGCTTATGACGAGCAATTGAAAGTCTTCGTCATCAAACATCTGTTGAATTTTTTGTTCTTCAGGGTTGGGCATTTGGTTGTCCTGGTCCCTGCTGCGCTAACGACCTAACCATTTCGCGGTCACGTTCTGCGTTAGCCTTTATTTGAGCAACATTGATTTGAGCGCCATATCGCGCCTCGAGCTCTGCCGCTTTTAATACGACATCTGCCTCGTTCTTGTCTCGCAGCCGATCGTCATCCCGAATCATCTTTTCCCGCTCCAGAGCCAATTCAGCTTGTTTCTTGTCGATGTTGGCCTGAATCTCTGCCATCTGGACCTGAATCAATTGCTCCTGAATATCAGGCGCTGGCGGCTCCTGGGGAGGAGGCTGATAATTCGCCGGGCTCGTAAAATATTTACCTGTGCCAGCGTCCTTCAATCCACCCGCTTCCATGATCGCCTGGAGCGAGTTGTACATGTTCTGGACGTTAACGATGGGGTTGTCTGGTCCGAACTGCGTCAGGAGCTTCTCTTGGATCGCGTTGATGCCCTGCAGCATCTGCATTCGTTCCCGTTGTCCACCAGAACCAAGCTGGACATTAGTCGTTACATCCATCTTNGGNTCCCAGGTTTCTGGGTTCATCGGCACAAAGTTATTCGTCAGGCGAACGATTCTTGTCTCGTCCTGATACTTCGTGATGAGATGCAGGATGCCAGAGTACAGCCGGGTCATGCCGTTCTCGCTGAACAGCCTGGCGATTAATTCTGTACGCTGCTGCGCTGCCTCGATGGTCTGGTTGACGGCTTGCTGCGTTGACGATTGCAACTGGTCAGGGCTCAAGCCACTGGCAGCTTTAGAGATCCCGGTCCTGTTCTCTCTCATCTCGTCCAGGTACGCCATCATCCCGAAAGCCTGTTCGCCAACATACGGCAGATTGAAAGGAACGACTGCACCGGGTTGCCGCATCCGAATGATGTTGCCTGGTTCTGAATTCATCAGGTCTTCCAGGGAAGCCTGGCCTTCAACAAAGGCAATCCTTGGATGTGTAGCCATTGCCAACGAGTCAAGCGAGGCGCGTAAGACGGCTGACTTGATGCGCTGAATATCCATCGTAAGGTCTGCAACACTGCCGCCNAAAAAGCTATGGGGCTCTGGATCGCAACAGAACATCGCAAACGGAATTTGGTCTGCTGGCTCGTTCCTNACGATTTCGTACTGGCTGCCGACTGTGCAAATCATACGAAGCTCAGAGATGCCGTCCTGATCCACATCAACCCGCATATACGCCTCAACGTAAAGGACTCGTTGCCGGGAAGGATCTTCGCCGTAGTTCGTATTGGTATCAAGTTGGTACAATCGTTGTTCAGCTTCTTCGTTGGTGAACGAAAAATCATCCTCGTCAGTGACGAAATTGAGCATTTCTTCGTAGTCATAGCCCATCGATACAAGTTCACTGACTGTGATGTAACGACGATGCGCGACCAGATCAGCATCAGAGAAGTCTCGAGCCGATCTATTGACCAGAAGTTCTTCCGGGGGAACGCTCTCAACTTTGACGCGACCCGTTGTCTCTCGCTTTGTTACAGTAACTGATGAGAGGGGTAACCCTCCCGGCCCAACAATAGTCTTGAGGCTGGTGATTTCTGCGCTTGGGTCAGCCGATATTGCAGCCAGGCTTTGCTCGTCCAGGTTGTCGAGCTCCTGCGTTTCTACGCTCTCGGTTTCCCTCCAAACGTATTTCAAAAACCCAGCGCCCTTGACTAAAGCATCTTTGAAGGCGCTGTAAAGAATGGTGACATATGCCTGGTCCTGGTCACTATTCAAAATAAAGTTAACGTAATCCGTTGCTTGCTTGGCTGCGTCAACGTCCTCGGGCATCCTTGGCGCGTACTCAACTACCTGGTCGCTGCCACAGAAAATCCGCATGAGCGAGGGCAGGAAAGCCTGGATAGTATCTCTGACATCCATTGTCTGAGCCGTCGATCTTCCCTCTTGCTCATTGCCGAGCGGAGCGCCTTCGTAGTATTCAGCGGCTTGAGCTCGTCTGGGCGACAGCGTCTGGTCAACGAAATCGACAGCGTCCTCGATTGAAAGAGTAACGGTCGATTGAAGTTCTTCAGAGTCCATCTCAGGATCATCGCTGTCGATGTCTTCAACCTCGAGCTCTTGCTCGTCGATCGTTTCTTCCTCGAAGAGCTCGTCTTCTTCTGCGTACATCTCACTCATAAGAAGCTATCCAGTAAGGCGTTGCCCACAATCCGACCCCGTTCTGGGATCTGGTTATAAGCGTTCGGAATTGTTTGGAGTATTCGGCTGTTCTTTGCAGCATTCACAATTCGGCTGCGCTCTGCTTGTTTTAGCAAGTACTGAAGCAATCCGCCGATTGTCTGTTGGGCGTTCTGCGTATATTGCTGCCCCAGGTCGGTTCTAAGCTGATAGTCGTTCTGGGCAAACCTTGCGTCCCGGTCAGCCTTTAGCTGCTCGTTTGAGCGGTCGCTGGTCAGTGCTTGAATGATCGTATTAGGAGCGTTTGCAATCGGCGCTATAGCGCCTTGAGCGGCGTTAGCGAGGAAGTCTAAGAGCCCAGCGCCCTGGTCTGCCAGGGTTGGGGCGGCGGCTGTTGCGGCGGATCCCGCTGCTATTCCGCCAAGAAGTCTTGGATTGATCGAGCCCTCTTGGGCTCTTAACAGCTTTTCATCGATGATCCCTTGGGTAAGAGCAGGGTTCATACTTGCTGCGCGAATATCAGATGGCTTGTTGGTAACGACCCTACCGTTATTTGCAATAAACTTTCTGATATTAAGCGGCTCTGAAAATGTCCCTACACCTTCACCTGGAAGACCTCCCTTGTAAGTAGGATGACCAGAGTCTGCTATCGCGCCTCTAGATGTATCGATCTTGCCAATGTTGACCATTGATCCATCATTCGATCGATATTGATTTGCATCGCTTGTTACGGCTCTTGCTTCCGCTATTGAAAGACCGCCTTTAACGTCTTTAAATTGCTTATCGATAACGTCTGCAACCATCTTTCGCTGGTCGCCAGTTGAATCTCTGAAAATTGCATTTGAACCTGGGTTCGCAACGCCGCCCCACTTTGGAATAATTTTCTTTATTTTCCGGTCTAATTTTTTAATGTTTGTCTTGCTCATGTTAGAACGAGCAAAATTGATCATGGTGTCCAATGGCATTGTTGCAAAATCGATTCCCGTTGGGGCCATCGTGTACGGAAGTAATAACGGATTTTGTCCCGAGTCTTCTTTTAACTTTGTTGCTCTTTCTAAAAGGCTATTAACAACCTTCGGGTCCGAAGCCCAGGCCATGCCAGGGTTTTCAAACATGAAGTCGCGACCGCCGCGCAAATCAACAGGATCGATTTGTGTCCCGCCAACAGCGTTTAAGATCCCGCCAGCGGCAGAACGATCGCTTTGCGATATGATGTAGGGTTGTCCTTCAAAATCCGATAACTGGAAAGATGGGCCTGTACTTATGCCTCTAGGCGTAATCTCCGCGCCCACTGTTGCCATCGGATCGAGCAGCCCCTTCCTAACAGATCCTCCGCCCATCGGTTGAGAAAACCTCGGGTCTATTATCCGACGAGCTCCAGCCGCGATAGGACCAGCCTCTGCCTCCTCTGGCTGCATCGCGGCAGTCCCCAGAAGGCCGGCGGCAACTGGTCCCCCACTGGCTAATACATTGCTGCTATCTGTTTTTGCTGGATCGAATTGGGCATCTACATGCCTGATGTTTTTAGGATCGAAAACAACTGTTTCATCGGCAACTTTTATACCGTCATATCCTGCTTGTTTAGCTTTTTCTGTTAGCTTTGCTGAACCAACGCCGCCGTGCCTGACATAGTCGGCAAGACTAAGCATGGCAAGATTCACATCTTTAAATTTGTTAGAGAAGGTGTTACTTCTGTTATACAAAATGTCATACAAAATCTCGTTTTTAAGATTTTCTATAGCTTCCTTACGATCTGGGTTGAAATGTATTCCTCGCCTACCTGGGCGAGCTGACATATATTGTTGTTCAGTGCTGCCGTCTGTGTACTTTGTTAAAAAAGGTTTTGGTACACGAACATGAAAACCTTCAGAACCATCGTCATTTATGCCACGGCCAACAATGACGTTTTCATCAACATATTTTTCTAAATCTTTAACCGCTTGCAAACCTCTTTTTTGCGGCTCATCTAAAGCATCAATTTCGGCAAGTTTGCCCATTTGATACTTAAACCGCTTTCGCTCGTAATCGACTGAAGCTGCACTCATACTAGATGGCGTATCTAAATTAAGCATTTTGCCGCGAACAACGTACTCGTTTACATTCGGCCCGTAATATCTAGCCTCGCCCCCACTGTCTGCAAAATAGTGTCCTCTGCCGAAAAAACCTTCGTCCCTGTCGCCTATTTTGCTATCGTCAAAAGCCGCTATGTTGTCAGCAGGTGTCCCATGATAAACAGGGTTATCAACGTCGAAGCCTTGCTCTTGCGCTCTTTGCAAACGGGAAGAACCCTTTAAAGCGCCGAGAATGCCAGCCTCTGCCTCCTCGCTCTGCCCAGAAAGTAATGCTGCTGCCGCTGGGATTGGGATGCCGTATTTTTTGGAGATTGAGATTAAACGATCGTCGAAGATGACGTAGTTTGATGTGCCGCCGTCTGCACCCCGGCTGAATGCGTCCTTGTAGCTAACTCCCTTGACACCTCTGCTGGCTAACTCTGCTTCCAGATCAAAAAAGTCTAAATTGTCTTTTCCGTCGCCAAAGCCAACATCAGCCATATAATCGGTAATTGTTGCGTCATCCCATCCCTGTTTTTGCAATGAGTCTTTCAGCGCGTCCTGCACTAACTTTGGCTGTTCGTTCCACAACTTTTCATATTGGATTAGCTCATCAGGCGAAGCGTCTATGTCTACTTCATACATGCGGCCTTTGGGGGGTATAGGCGGTTCAAACCCGTTTACCCTCGCTTTCTCTACCGCTTTAATCACCGCGTCTAACTCTGAAGCATCTTGCCCGTCAGATTTCAACAGTCTGGATGTTCGCCTAGCATCTGAAATCGTGCCAGATAAATCACCTTTGTTATGCGCGTATTGAGTGACAAACTCATATAGAGCCTCGCCGCCAACGCCATCTAAGTCAACACCAACCGCCTCCATAGACTCTATAAATGGAACCTCCAACGCAGGGACGTTGCCTCTTGTTAATTGCTCTTTATACCCCCTAGCCACATCCTCAGACTCAGCAAAATAAAGACCACGACCGTAAGCCTGTGCGCCCTCACCTGTGCCTATTTGATCTATTGAGAATTTATCAAAGTCATACGGAGAGCCATGAAATGCGCGAAGCAGATCATTGGAAGGCTTTGGCGCGGGAATGTTTCCCGCTGCCTTTGCCAAATTAAGAAGCCCAGCCACTGGCTACTTCTTTTTCTTGGAGGACTTTTTCTTGCTGCTGCGCTTGGCAGCTTTATCGCCTACACCCAGCATTATGACGATGTCAGCGGCTGCATCATTAAGCCCTTG